TCATTATTCAATGCCCCTATAATTTGATTATTAGAAAAATTATCACTTAAAGGTCCATGAGTAAATTGAGGTGTAAAATCGAATGGCATTTTAGATCAGTGGTGAGACGTTTACAGTTGTTTCATTTAAGAAATTATCAGGACAGCGAAGAGTATCATAATTACTATTGGTTACTGTGGAACCAAAACCAGGGTTGGTTGGTTGTAATAGATAGAAAGGTCTGTTTGGATATGTTGTTCTAAATTGAGTCCATAATGATTCCATTCCAGATGTTGTTTGACTATCACTTTCATCAATTATCGCAATACAAAGTCGAGTAGCACTTGTTGGTAATGTTTGAAGTGATACTGAACTAGTTGCAGTTCCTCCAGGACCAGTTGCCGTAATTGTATATGTTATAGGACCATTATAAATTACTGATACGCTACCGGTTGAACCATTAAGAACACCGACTCCATTATTTATTGATAGAGAGGTTGCATTTGTAGAAGTCCAAGATAATATAACAGTTCCTCCAATATTATATGCCTCTTTATTTGCTTTTAGTGATACTGTTGGTGGTTTAGAACTAACTATGGGAATTAATTTAATATCACTCTTACTTGTCTTTATTTTGTAGTAAGTATACTTAAATGATACATCTGCAGTAAAATACTGAATATCATTAGCGGTTGCATTAAATTCTAATGATGATAATGAAATTGGAAATAAATCTATGAATTTAACTGTTGCGATTGTATTATAATTACTATTTAAAATATATAAACTTCCATCACTAAATGCTTCCTTTGGATCTTTTATTAAATCTTCATTTGTAATTAAATCTTGATATTGTTTTGCGGTTTCTGGAAATCCAAGACCAGTTACCCAATTATGAATTGCCATGTAATTTTCCATATTTTCATCGACTAAAAATTTAATCGATAAATCACTATAAATTATTTTTTCTCCAGGAATATCAATATCTTTTAAATATGATGGTTGTATATGTGTTCCTAAACTAATTTCAGGTATTTTTGCACTATTGCAAAAAAATGCAACCTTAGGTTCTTTTGCTAATGTAAATTTGAATCCAACTGGAGAAAGAAAATTTCTATTTTGAATTTGACCAGTAAATGGATGTGGTGCCGCCATTATATTTTTATTTGTATTTAGATAAAAAAAGACCCCTTTCGGGGTCTTTGAAGTATTCTTGTGAAATTAAATCACATAAGATTTGAAACCTTAACTCTTCTATAGTATACGTTAGAGCTGGTTGCAATGTTGTCAGGAGCTGTAGCAGCAGTGGCACCCTTCGCAAATGGATTCGCAACGACTCCGTAACGAGTCTTGAATCCGATTTTTGGTTGGAAGGTGTCCTGACCAACGGCACGTACCATTTGGAGAGGTACATATGGGCAATAGAACAATCCAGCATCATAAGGAGATGCACCCTTGTAACCGACAACGTAGAACTGATTAGCAGCAACGTTTGCTGAATAAGGATCGATATATACACGATACTTACCTTGCAGAACACCAGCAAAGGTGTTACCAGTGTCATCAACGTTAAGGTTAGCGTTGAGTGCAGGAGTGTAATCAAGAACACCTGCCATCGTGAGTGCCGAAGCAACATCAGCAGAGCAGAGGATCATATTGCCCTTCCCTCTACGGGTTTGTTGGGCGATTGCGTTAGCATCTCTTTCGATCTGGAAGATCAGACCCTTGAACTTCTCAACTGACCAACGACCATTGGAGTCAACGTCAAGGTCAAACGTACCAGCAGTAGCGGTGTTAACCTGAGCACCAGGAACAGCAACCTTATAGATGGTACGGATGATTTCTCTGTTGATTTCAGCGAGAATCTCAGTTGAGAGAATGTTAGCAAGTTCTGCCTCTGCATTCAGACCGTGAATTGCCTTCAGGTCTTGTGCAAGTTCGAGCGAGTACTCAGCCTTCAGTGCGCGTGACTTAGCGGTAACAGTCAGTTTCTCAATCGAGAATGCCATCTCATTGAAGGCATTAGAAGAACCATCTCCTAGTGCTTCAGAGTTGCCAGTGGTCATGCCTTGACCAACGTTATATGCCTGTTGGTTAGCATTAGTTGAATCAAGAATTGAAGGGTTTGAACCCACTTGACCAGTAGTACCTAGACCAACAGTGCCGTCAGTATGACCAGCAGTTAGGTTACGGCTATTGTTCTGACCAGAGAACGAAGAGTCAACTTCGTTGAAGAAGGTTTCAGTTCCACTCTGATTGGTGTAACGTGAACGCATTGCAAAAATCAGTCCAGTAGGACCATTCATTGGTTGAACGCCACACAGATCGTAAGCGATCAGGTTAGGCATTGAGCGGCGAATCAGCGAGATCAGCACGGGATCGAAACCGGCAACAGGAGATCCTGTGCTGTTAGCTGCACTACCACTAAAACCACCGGTACCGGCAGAGTTAGTTGGGGATGCTTCGTAAAGGAATGAACGCTCTTCACGAAGTTCTCTTTCTTGGTTTTCGAGCAGGATAGCGGTTACCGATCTACGATGCGAATCTTTGATTGGATCCATTCCTTGATAATCAAGGATTGGTGCCCACTTTTCCTGCAGATATTCAGCATTGTACATCTGCATTTGAAGTTTACCTCTTTGGGAAAAATTTTTGTTTGACTATGATCTAAAAATCATTTTTTAGAAACTCTGCTGAGAGTTTGAAGATATGCTTCCATTATTGGTGATACTGAAGTTAGTTCAGTATTAACAGAGACTTCTTCAGATAAATTCTCAGAGATATCTCTTTGAGCACTAGTATTTGTTGGGAAATATGATTCCCTCAAAGTTACCAGTTTCTCACGATAGTTTGCTTCACCATCAAACTCAACATTTTCGGCAAGAGCAGCAAGTTTGTCTTTCTGAGAAAGTGCAAGACCCTCAGCGACATCTGCAAGGATTACATCAGCAACCGACTCTGCTAACCTTTTATTTAGAGCAACATTTTTTTCAATTTGCTCGTTGAGTTTTGTTTCCATTTCATCAAGTTTATCTACCATACTCTCGATAACATCATATCTATCTTCAGGGATTGTTACATAATGATCTTCAAAAAGACTCTTCATTCCTGTAAGGAACGATTCAGTCATTTCAGTCTTAAGTCCGTGCTCAACTGCAAGTGCATTCTCTTGAATCCACTCATCAGCAACATACTCAAGGTATGAATCAACACGATCTGTGAGTTCTTTTTTAATAAACTCAACCTCTTCAATCAAAGCACTTTCATAAGTTTGCTGAAGTTCTTCTTTAATTTGAGAAACTTTTAGTTTGATTGCTGTTTCGAAAATGGTGCGTGCTTTTTCCTGGAATTCTTCAGAAAGTTCTTCACCTGCAATAAGAGCGTTGATATCTTCTTCAATATCAAACTCTTCTTCCTCTTCTTTCTCAGTGTTTTCGGCAACTACCTCATCTTCTTCAGTTTCTTCAACTTCTTCTTCATCAACTTCTTCAGTTTCTTCAACTTCTTCTTCATCAACAAGATCTTCCTCCTCTTCAGTTTCTTCCTTTGTCATAGTTTTAGCAGGTTCAGCAGGAGATGCTTTTGCATTAACTACATCTTTTACTTGAGCAAGAGTTGCGCCAGGAGTTTTAAGTGCAGCTGAATCGTCATCGGGACGATAATTTTCAGGAGTAGGACCGCCGAGGTCTTCAACTGGAGTACCAGATGAAATCATTGGCTCAGCAGGTGCAGCCCCTTTGGTTACTACGTTTTCCATTTCTTGTAAATTGCTACCAACGGACATTTGTTTTGATTTTGTTATAATCTATATTTATTTATAATTTAAAGATTTGAAAGAAATTCGTTAAATAAATCTAACTTATGTTCTTCGAACCTTTTTTGATCGACTAGTGTATTAATTCTTTTTTGAGTTTGAGTGACAAGTTGTTCACGAAGAATACCACCTTCCCATACCCACTCTTTACCTTCCATAATTCCTTGAACAAAAGCATCAGGTGCAGAGGGATCGGCAACGATATCAGCTGCAGTTGCAAGCATGAAATCTTCACCTACAATTTTGTGACCTTCATTAGTTACCTTAAGTGATCCAACACCGCGAGAGGAGACACCTAACATTACACCTTCACCGATCAGTGAAGATGCAATCTTACCCATAGGAGTTTCAAGAAGTTGTGCTTTACCTCTAAAATTATTTCCTTCACAAGTGAGAGAAACAATTTTATGAGAAACACGATCCAAATTTACAGTTGGACCATCTGGATGTCCTAGTTCTCCAAGAGCACGACCCTTTTTGATGAAATTTTCATCATATCTCTTTACCTCACGGGAAAGAGTTTCCATAGGGTACATTCTTCCATTACGGTTACAAATATTTCCCTGAAGGAAAACACCTTCGATGTACATCTTTTTAGATGAACCTTTTCCTTCGGTGATAAACTTTACCTGTTGTACTTCTTCTGTGATGAGTTTCATTTTATTCTGATACTAGTAAAACAACTTCTGTAACACTGATGCCATTATTAGGATCAGTTGTTAAGGCAGAAACCTTAACACTTCTAACTAAATCTGCATCGCTGACATTTGGGGCAACAATGGATGAACTATTAAAATTAATAGTAACTGATGAGTCAGTCAAAGATACAATTGGGTTATGTGTTGTATTGATACCAGCAGTTGGTGCTCCTACGACAGAAACATAATCCGATAATAAAAATGGATTACCTGCATTATTATCAAATGTAAAAGTTGTAGTTGTTCCTGTAGTTACACCTACAATTCGTTGTCTAGCAAGTCTTTCCTTTAAAATTTCTGGAGTATCTGTTAAAATATGAAAATCATTTGTTGTTGCAACAGGATTTGTTCCAATTGCTACATAACAACCAACTCCAGATGAAGCGATAGAGACTCTAAGATATCCACTTTTTAAAGAAATTGGATTACTAGTTCCTGCAACACCTGGATTGGCTGTAATTTTGTTTACATTTTGGACAATTTTTATTGCCATTATTCAGCATCTCCTGATTGATCGGCATCACCAAACATCGTTGCTGCAACTTCTGGACGAGTATTTTCTACTCTTTGAGAAGCTTTTGCATATAGTAATTCTTTAATTTTGCTGGAAACCTCAGAAGGTGCTCCATCAGTTGCAATCAAATCGATAAGTTCTTCCATAAAATTGGTTTATATTTATAAGATTATTTATATCTTCCCACCTTTAGGTTCTGGAATTTCCACAGATGTAGCATTAATTGTTGGTTCAAGAGGAACTTCTCCACTAACACCTTGTTCAATTCCTGCCCCTTGATCTGGTGGTAAAGGATTTCCCATTTCATCAACTGGGGCATTTGGATCTGGTAAAATTCCCTTAGATATTTCATCTTCTATCTGTGCATCAATCTCAACAATTTCTGAATCTGTTTGACGAAGAATTTTTTTACGAACATATTCAGTTGAATAATACTTACCAATATAAGGTTCTATTGTGGTAGCAAGAGTTAAACGATTTGTTAATAATTCTGCTTCTTTTAATTCTGCAAAATGATTATCATATAAAAAGTCATATTGAATATGATCACTCATTTGCTCCCAATCTTCCGGAGAAACAATATTTTTTAAAAGTAATTGCGTGCGAAGAATATCATTAAACAAATTAGCAAATCTTTTTCTTAATCTACCTACAAATTTTGAAAACATTAATTCATCACGAAGAATTTCTGAAGAGCGTCCTAAATTAAATCCATCTCCTCCTCCAGCAATTCTTGTTTCAGGCACCCCAAGTGCTCTATAAAGTTTCTTTTGAAAATATTCAATATCCGTAAGTTCTCCAAGATTTTGACCACCAGGAAGGGTTGTAATCTCCGTACCACGGCCGCCTTCACGACGAGGAAGCCAAAAATCTTCAAGCATACTCATATGTTTCTTGTCATCACGAATCTCACCAGTGCTTGCATCGTATACAAGTTTATTACGATAGCGAGACATAACCTCTTTAAGATATTGCTCTGCTTTTACTTTGGGAAGATTACCAACATCAATATAAAAAATTCTACGCTCAGGTGCTCTTGATAGTCTATAGATAACCAGACTATCTTCAATCATGCGAAGTTGATTAAGAGACTTGATTGCTTTATGAAGATATGAGAGAACTGTTCCTTTATTTCTATCAACTAAACCAGAAGTACAATATGTTACCGTATCTTTTGCAATTTTAATTCCCTTTTTAGATCCTCCATTTAAAGATCCTGAAGGATAACTTGGAGTTGCAGTATAAACAAAATATTCCTCAATATCAGGATATTTAAAGTCATCAACATCATTTCCAGATCTTAAATTTAAATTACGATATCCATTTACACCATTTTCAGTCTTTTTTTCTTGACGAATATGTTTCATTTTCATTGGATCGACATATCTAATTTCCTGAATTCCTGCTTCGGGATTTTTTTGGTCGATAACTTTTAAGTAAAATACTCTACCATCAATATACCAGTTTCTAAAAATTTCATGGCATTTTTTATCAAAATCCATGATTTCTTTAATATATTTAAATTCTGCTCTAATAACTTCTTTTAAACGATCACTTGCGTTTAAATTTGAAAGTTCAATTTCAACTGGGGAATCATAAAGATCACTCACAATTGCTTCATTTACTACACTTTCAATGGCGTTGTCACACTCTGGATGGAGTGCCATTTCACGATAGCGACGAATTAAATCATATTCTGTTCGATATACACCCTCAATATCAACAAACTGTCCATAAAATCCACTTGTAATAAAATTATCAACCCCGTCCTCATTGTTAGGGGGAACGGGGGAAACTACAGATTTAGGTGTTTTTACATTATCTTCAATCGAAAAACCAAAAAGTTTCGCCATTTTATAAACTTAAATTGCTTGTATATATTATTTAGTTAATGTCTTGACCGCCGGCGCTAGGTGAATCACCTTTCATTGCTTCCCACCAAAGAACTTGGAACTCCGCAGTAAACTCTTGAATCGTGCTTGTTCCATAATCAAGAGTGATCGCTCCAATCGAAGTTGGGAATACATCATAAAAATGATACGCTCTTAAAGTCGATCCATCACGATCAAGTTGATAAACAAAAGCGTCTGCAGTGTATGCTGTTGGATCAGTTTCGCCAGTATTATCGGAAACTTTATTAATTTTATTCATCCAATTTTCCATAGCCGAACGAATTGCAAAATCAGTATCATTGATAACTGTTATCGTCCAACTTTCAAAAGATCTATCACCAGCTACTTTTAATATTCTTCCTCTAAATGCAACATCAAGTGCCGCAACATTAGATGCTGGTAAGTTTGCACCTTTGACTAAAAATCTTGCTTTATCAAGA